GGAGATGGAACCGCAGATGAAAACCGCCTTACCAAAAAATGGGGATGGTTTGGAATGGTCTATCGACTCGCTAACCGAAATTTCCTACAATTGGAAAATGTCTATACTAAGACCATTCACACCGCTTTGTATTGGACCGCTTACGAAAGCGACATTGCGGAAATGGAACAAAAAATTATTAAGCAAAGTTACAAGCGATGATAAATAACCACATAGGAACCGCATTTAAGGTATTCAAAGACATCGCCACGGATGAGGGATGGAATTATAGCCACGGCACATTGACGGAGTTGGACTTCAAAGCGTTCACGGTATTCCCATTGATGCACTGCTCAATCCAAGCCGTGTCGTTGACAGACCAAATTGCATCCATCCAAATGAACATCATGATTGCGGATCGTGTGAACTTTTTGAAAGGCGAGAACGAACAAAAAAACCTAATCACAGTTTACGACAAATACGGATACACAGAGAATCAAAACTATGCACACATATTGCAGGAAATGTATGTGCAAATGTCAAAAGGTTTGTGGAAGTTAGAGCAAGACAATTATAGTCAAATACAATTCCAACGCCCAATCGTGTTTAACCCATTTGTGGAAACGATGGATTCGGTATTGGCGGGATATCAAATAAGTGTCACCATTGACTTAATCAACCCGTGGGTAACTGATGGCGATTGCGTTTAAGAATAGCGTTGCCGTTGTTGCGGATTATTCCAAGAAGTGGGCAATTGCTTGTCGGAATATGTTGGAAATAAAACGCCCACGAACTTCAATCCGTGCCAAGTGGAAAAAGGTTGGTGGTGGATGGCAAGTGGTGTCAGCAACTAAAAAGACATTCCGTGGTAATTATGTGGCCAGTGGTCAATTGGTGGCATCCATCCAACCCGACCCAAAGGGTTTGAATATGGGTATCAGTATGAACAAGACGGCCGATTATGTGCAAAGGGGTCGGAAGCCAGGCAAAGGGATTCCACTTGATTCAATGCGTAGTTGGGTTAAAATGAAACGCATCCAACCAAGGGATTTGTCAACGGGTAAATTCAAATCAAAGGCAAACGAGGAAGGAATGAGATTCATGATGAATAGAAAAATAAAGTATTTCGGTATCGAACCATTCCCATTTGTGACCCAAGCAAGACAACAAATTTTACCATCGTTCAATAAGGCATTAACCAAGGCGATGAAACAAGACATTAAAAAAGGACTATTCAAAAGATGAGTTTTACATTTACACAACAACCCGCATCCATAGTTGGGGCCAATTCCCCAATCATTTACCAAGCGTTTGAATCCACCAATTTTGCAAATGCGGGATTCCGTTATGAGTTCAAAGTTTATGTGTGGAGTGGCACGACATCCATCCCCGCAACACCGATTGTAACAATTAACAGATTACCCGACCAATATGGAGGCGGAAGGGCGTGGATTGATGTTCACAAAATTGTAACCCAGTACATCACAAGCGAGTTTTTGGTGAATGGCACATACAAACCAAACATCGGAAGCGGTGCAAAACGCGTAGCGGTGAAGTGTCAAGGCATTTGGACGGCGGGGTCAACCGCAGTTATCACTTCCAATTTATCGTTGGCCACAAAGGGTTACACATACACGGCGGAGGGATTCAATGTTGGATTCTCAAAGTCAGTATTCACGGATAAGACGGCCGTCTATGTGACAAGTGAAACCACCAATGCTTATTTGTGGTATGATGCAAGTGTGATTACATCCATTACTTGTGGAAGTGCAACGGTGACACCAAATGCGGTGACAACATCCGACCAGGTGTTCCAAGGAATTGAAATTAAGCAATTAATGACGGCGGGAGGGGTATGGGGTACAAACGCCAATATCACATTTGTGAAAGCGGGGGATGATGTGGTTATGCCCGTGGTGTTTGATTGCCAAAATAAGTATGGGCAACAAGATGTGTTGTTCCTCAATCGGTATGGGGTTTATGATTCGTACCTTTTTAACGGGGTATCACGCAGAACATACAATGTAGAATCCGAAAAATATAGCCAACCAATTTTCAAACAAGCGGATTTAGCACAATCGTGGAGTTATGGCGTACAGATTGCCACACCATTTTTGCAGAATAGTACGGAAGTAATGACAGTAAACACGGATTGGATACCCGAAACGGATGTGCCAATCGTTGAACAGATATTTTATTCAACCAATGTATTGATTTTAAGCGGTAATAATGTGTTGTCAACACGAGTTATCGATACCGCATTTGAGTTCAAGAAAAGGACAAACGAAAAGTTGATCCAATACACCATTCAATTGGAATACAACCAACCTAAAATAAACAAGATTGTACGATGAACATTCGGTTTAGTTTGGAAATTGAGGGGATACCCGTGGATTTATTTAATGACGAAAGTGTTGAATTAAACCGCCAATTAAAAGACCTGCAAGATTTGTCCACCATTTGGACAGATTACACCCAAGCGTTTCAAATACCTGCATCCGAAACCAACAACCAAATCTTTTCGGATTGGTTTGATGAAAATGTGGTATTGGGTGCGTGGAATCCAAACATTGGAAAGGATGCAACATTATTAATTCATTCTTTGCCAGTGTACACGGGTCGGATTGAGTTTATTGGGTGCAAGTACAAAGACGGAATCCCGCAATTGTACAATGTCGTGTTTTATGGAACGACCAAAAAGATATTAGACATTTGGGGCGAAACATTATTGAACCAAGTGGATTGGTCATCATACAATCACTTTGTTAGTTATGCCAATATTTTATCATCGTGGAATCAGACATTGTTAAGCGGCGATGTATTGTGGCCAATTGCAGATTACAACCAGGGGTGGAGGTATTCCACCATGAAAGGGGTTAATGGTAACATCAGAGATTCAAGGGGTGTTGAGATTGATGATTTACGACCTTCAATCCGATTGACCGCGATGTTAACCAAAGTGTTTGATGCGGCGGGATACACATTAAGTGGTTCGTTTTTATCGAGACCCGAAATGGATGATGCGTATATTTTACCAATGCAAACGGCGGGGCCATTGTACGACCCAGAGTATTTCAAACCAGGCACATTGACATCGTCAAAAAGTCCATTTACATACACACAAAGAACATACGGGACGGTAAATTATGATAAAATCATTTACAACACTGTTACATTAAACCCAAGTGGGAACTATAATGCCACCACGGGGATTTATACCGCTAATCGTTTGGGCAATTATGAGTTTCGTGCTGAATTCAATGTGACATTTGGCGCGGGTGCTTATAACTCAATTAATTTTGCTTATATGCTTAATGGTCGAGTAGTTTCAACCAAGGCCTACACGACAACAACGGCGGGTGGATTGTTTACCTTTAGTCCACGATTAAAACCAGGTGATGAAATATCATTTGGGTATTTGACATTTTCAAGTGTTTCAACGGGGGCCGTATACCTTTATTGTTTAGATGCGCCACAAGGTATTGCGGATACCACAGTTCGTTTTGAAGATGCCATGCCACAAATGAAAATTAGGGATTTTGTGAATGGCGTGATAAAATCTTTTAATTGCGTATTAATTCCAACGGGTGCAAACACGATTGAGATTCACAATTTGCAAGATTGGTACAATGCGGGACCAACCAAAAATTGGTCACCATTTATAAATGTAAAGGACATTGAACATACCAAGTTACCCATCCCAAGTATTATTTCAATGACACACAAGGAATCGGAGTGTTTGGCAAATGAATACTACCGAAACATCAACCGACGGGAATACGGGTCGGTATCATTTGCACCCGAAATTGATTACCCAACGGATGCGTTTGAATTGGAAACCCCGTTCAATGTGATATGTCCACAAATTTTGGATGCGGTTAATGCTAATGGTCAAAGAGTAAGGGCAACGGATTTAAGCATTGCAAGGTTTATGGATAAGGATGATAAACCAGTTCAACAAGATTTAACGTTGTTTTATTACGGCGGTAAATTTGCCGTTACGGATCAATATTATTTTAACGGAATTCAACAACCATTTTTCCCGTTAATGACATCGTATTCCGCTTATCCCACAGTTCAATCAAGTTATTCAATGGCCTTTGGGTTGGAGTATTCTATTAAGGGCGATGCACCCGTTAACACGATGTATTTGATGTATTGGAACGAATACCTATCCCGTATGTATTCAACGCAATCAAGGTTGGTTAAAATGACGGGAATCATCCCCGTGGGTGAATGGTTGAACTTCGCATTGAATGACACCATCGCGATAAGTGGGAATTACTACAAAGTGCAGTCGGTTAAGTATGATATGTTGACCGAGATTGCAAACCTTGAATTAATCACATACCCCGATGTTGACATTTTAAGTTTTGGAACCACGGGTCAAAAACCAACTTACACGGATGTGGTGGTTAATGCAAATGGAAAATCATACCTTAACGATTATGTCGTTGCCAAAGGTATCATGAATTCGTATCGGTTTGGAACACAAGATTATTTGGACACGAACCAGGACACGACATTCAACCAAAATAGTGTTAGTGATATTGCCCAACAGATGGAAAGTTTACAAGCGATTGTACAATTCAATCAAATCACGATGTATCGGACCACGCCAACTTCCGTTGCAACCGATTCGACATTGTGGATGGCAGTGCCACAAGAATTACAAGTATCAATCGGTTATACACAGAACATCACATATAATTTGGCATTGGCAAAATATGTATGCACCGATGGTGGTCAATACAAGTTCACGGGAATGTGTGCATTTGGCCAAACGGGAAACAAACAAATTGAATTTGAAATCCAAGTGAATGGCGTTCAAACAACGGCGTATGCGTTGACGGATTCAAACCATCACAGTATTAATTTTGATACCATTTTGGATTTAGCCCCAACCGATGAAGTGACATTTGTTTGGAAGCCACACACGGGTGGATCACACACTATTATTATTGAAAAATCAAACTTCTTAATACTAAAAAAATGATATTACTCATTATAAAATTAGCACAAGCCCAAGAATGGTATGGGGTATCGGAGACGGTGGAAATTGCCAAAGGGAAAAACCAATATGCCCAGAGTTTGGGACAAGTAGCAAAACAATATAAAAGAGCATTCAAATCATGGCGGACGAAATAAATTTTAAGGTAAACGCGGACACGGGGTCGGCTGAAAAGAAGTTGGATAACCTTGGTAATGACATTGATGGTGTTACCAAAAAGAGCGGTAAATTATCGGGGGCATTTGGCAGAGCGGGTAAAGGATTAAAGTCCTTCGGAAGCACAATTTCCGCAGTTGGTTCAACCATCAAGACGGGGTTGGGCCTTGGCTTATTATTGGGGTTATTGGATTCACTAAAAAACATATTTGGGGAGAACCAACAAGTGGTTGATTTAATGAACCAAGCAATGGTTGTTATGCAAGGGGCGGTCAATGGTTTAATTGAAGTATTGAAGCCATTGTTTGTTTGGATGGGCAAAGCGTTCAAGGACCCGCAGAAATGGTGGGGTGATTTGGTGACATCATTCCAAAATGGTGCAAAGTGGATTAAGGAAAACATGATTGACGGGGTGTTGAACAAGTTTACCGAGTGGGCAAACACCGCCAAGATTGCCGTGTTAGAATTGCGAAAGAACTGGAACGAATTTACTGGGGATACCGAGGAAGCCGAAAAGATAGGAAAACAGATTGATGACCTAAACAAACAAAACATTGCATTGGCAGAAGCGAACGCCAAAAAGATGGCAAATATTAAAGGAGTTGTCAATGCGGTTGTTCAAGGTGTAACCAATGCAGTTAATACAATCAAAAAGGCAACCAAACGGGCATTTGATAACAAAGATGTATTGGCCAACGCGGAAGCCAACATACAAAGATTGCAAACATTGTATCAAGGTATCGTTGAAAAGTATGATTTGATGTCAGAGCAACAACGACAAATCCGTGATGACGAAACCAAAACAATCGATGACAGAATCGCGGCGAACTTAGAATTGCAAAAGGTATTGGACGAGGGGTCAAAAAAAGAAAAGGAAAACATCAATGCACGGATTGGCATCATTCAGATGCAACAAAATATATTGGGTGCAAACAAGGAACGGACAAATGAGATATTGGCATTACAACAAGAATTAACGGGAGTTGAGGCAAAGTATGCAGGGTTAGTATCAGAAACATTGACCAACCAAGTTTCGTTGGGTAAGGAGGTTTTGGATATGCAAAAGGCCATGAATGAATCCAAGGCCAACCAATTAGAAATTACCAATGCCAGTATTTTAGCGGACAAACAATCGGCAATTGACAAAGCGGGATTAATCAAGAATGAGTTTGAACAATTCAAAGCGGTTAAGGATGCGGAGGCAGAATTACGCAAAGAGGAAATCCGCCAATTGGATGAGTTAAACGCAAAACGCCAAGCGGACTTTGACACCCAGTTATCACAATTGAATAAAGGAACGGCAGCGTATAACGATGCGTTAATTGCTAAGACGGAAGCCCAAGTTCAATATGATGCGGATAGGAAAGTAAAAACAACCGAGTTTGAAACATGGGCAGCGCAAAAGGACAAAGAGGCAAGGGATATGAAGATTGCCAACCAAGAAGCCATCTTTGGTGCGGTGAGTGGGGCATTGTCATCCCTTACATCGTTAGTCGGAGAAAGCACGGCAATGGGCAAATCAATGATGATTGCACAAGCGATTATTGATACCTATGCGGGTGCAACGAAAGCCCTTGCCCAAGGTGGTGTATTGGGATACATTGGTGCGGCATCGGTAATTGCAACGGGATTGGCCAACATCCGTAAAATGGGTGAAACAGACATACCAGGTGCATCCGATTCGGGATCAACACCAAGCATGGGGCCAAGTGTTTCAATTATCGGTGGAAGTGCCGACCCATCCGCCCAACTTGCACGACAATTTTCACAACAGAATCAAAAGCCCGTCAAGGCATACACAGTTGGAACGGATATGAGTTCACAACAAGCATTGGATAGACGGATTCAAACAAATGCAACATTCCCAGGATAATTAGTTTTATAGATATGCAAGTAAAAGGTATTAGAGTTGATTTGGCATTATTGGACGAATTGATTAACATCGATATAGATGCTTATGAAAAAGCGTTGGTTGGTCCTTCGATTGCTAAATCAAGACAAGGGTTTCAAGATTCTATAAAGTCCGCCAACACGGGTTTAGCAAAAGCAAAAAAGGGTTTAGAATCTGCAAAAGAATTGGGTGAGCAAAAAACCATCGATACTTTTGGTCGGTGGATTAAAGTGTTTGAAGGTAAAATCAACCTTGCTAACAAGAATATCAAAGTGTTAAATCAATTAGACATAGTATAAAAATATGAAAACATCATTTGATAAATTTATGGCATCGAATGCCGTTAAAGAAGTTGAACCCGTTAAAGTTGAAATGGGTCAAGTAAAAGTTGAATTGGCACTTGACGATGTAGGGGCGTTGGTAACAAATTATTTTCAAATTACGGATAATGCACAAAGCAAGGCCAAAGGTGTATTAGGTTCTTTGCGTGAAGTATTATCAGTATATGACAACGCATTAAAGCAAGAATCGTATATGCTCAATTCAAAAAGTATGATTGAAAAAATGGCTAACGATTTTAAGGCAATGGGTGTCACTGTGAAACCAAGTGAATGGAAAGAATATCGTGATTTGTTGGTAGCATTAAAAGACATTGCTGCAATTAAACAACAAGCACAATCAATTCAAAAAGCAATTTCCTTATTAGGTTAAGATGAGAATCGTTGAATTGATATTGGACGACCAACAATTGGCAAGTGGCATTGATGCAATAAGCATTGTGGAAGCCCCCGCCATTGAATCCAATTTCATTGCATTGAAATCACACGAAATAAAGTTTGCTCAAGTTGATGCGGAAAAACGCATTTTGATGGGTCCCGTTCTTATTCCCGACAAACCCATTTACCGCAAACAAGTGATGAATGGTGAGATGCAAGAATTTTATGTATACTTTTCAAAGAACACTGTATCCCGTGCATCGCAAATGTTTTTGATGAAGGGTAACCAAGGCAAAGCCACATTGGAACACGACATGGCGTTGCAAGGTATTTGCATGGTGGAATCTTGGATTAAGGAAGACATGGAAAAAGACAAGTCGGCCATCTATGGTATGAACGATCCGATTGGAACTTGGATGGGGTCATTAAAGGTTACCAACGATGAGATTTGGAACGACTATGTTAAAACGGGTCGTGTTAAAGGATTCAGCATTGAAGGGTATTTTGCCGATAAGTCAATGCCATTGTCAAAGGTTGAAACCGATGATGAAAAGTTGGCCAAGGTGATTGATATCCTTACCGAATTTCAAAAATCAAACAAAGTAAACAATTAAAGTATTTTAGATATGAACGCAACCGAAACATTAAACCGCGTATTGGCAACTTTGGGATTAAAGCCCGAAGAAGCGATTGTGGTTGATTTGGCACAAGTTAAGACCGAGGATGGTCAAGCCACATTTGAATCAGACAATTTTGCCGTGGGTGAAGCGGTATTTATCGTTACTCCCGATGGTAACATCCCAACACCAGAAGGTGAATTTGCATTGGAAAACGGAAATGTAATGACCGTGGATGCAAACGGAACAATCGTTGAAATCGCAACCAAGGAGGAAGAAGCCCCCGAGGAAGAAATCATCGAGGAAGTTGAAGCCGAGGACCAACCAATGAAAGAGCAAATTGGCGATATGCCAATGGCAAAGAAGGTGGTTAAAAGCAAAACCGAAATGGAAGAATCTTATTTCAGCAAACAGATGAGCGAATTGGAAGCCAAGTTTGAAGCCCGTTTGTCAGCATTGGAAGGCGAGAAAATCGCATTGAGTGTTGAGAACAAGGAATTGACAGATAGATTGGCTAACGAACCAGCACCACACACATTGCACAACCCAGAAGCAAACATGAAGGATTCCAAGTTGATTTTCAAGTTGGGTGCCAAGCGTGAAGAAACTTTGAAGGATCGTGTATTTAATCAACTTTTTAACTAAACCACTAAAATGAACAATAAATTAAACAAAATCAATTTGAGTGGCCCAACAATATCACCAAATACCTACGCGGGTCTTTTTGGTAACAAATATATTGCGGCCGCGTTGTTGTCGGGTGAAACCTTGGCAAAAGAACTTATCACATTGCACCCCAATGTTGCATTCAAAGAAGTTATCCGTAACTACCAAGATTCAGTTGTAATCGCTGATGCATCTTGCGATTTTACAGATTCATCTTCAGTGACTTTAGGTGAATATGTGTTGACCACAGTTGAAAAGCAAGTGAACTTGCAGTTGTGTAAAAACAATTTGCGTACAACTTGGGAATCAGCACAAGCGGGTTTCAGTGCATTTGAGAAATTACCAGCAACATTCGAGGAATTCATGTTGGCTCAAACTGCGGCGGAAGTTGCACAAGCAAACGAATTAGGTATTTGGAAATCAAACCTTTGGTATGATTCCGCAATCGTAGCGGGTCAAGACGGAATGGTTGGTTATTTGATTGATAACTCTGCAATCGTTCGCCCATTCTCTGGTGCAACAAGTGGAACAAATGTTGTTGCCCGTTTGCAAGAAGCATTGGATTACTCACCTGCAGCATTGTATGGAAAAGAAGGTTACCAATACTATGTTGGTCCATCTACTATGAAGGCATACCAAGCGGCGTTATCTGCGGGTAACTACAACTTCCAATTCTATGTTGGAGAAAAGCCAATGAACTTCCAAGGTATCCCCGTTACTATGTGTCCAGGTCTTAACGACTACGATTGTGTATTGGGTATGAAATCTGATTTGCACTTTGGAACGGGATTGTTGAGCGACTACAACGAAGTGAAGGTTATCGACATGAGCGATATCGATGGTTCACAGAATGTTCGTGTAATCATGCGTTTCACGGGTGGTATCATTGCTACAAACCCAACTCAACAAGTTGTAATTAATGTAACCTAATCCGATAAGGATAAATATAAACTTGGGGTGGGCATAAACACCCACCCTTTTTTTTAACCAAGATAATAGAAAAGATATGCCAAGTTGTGGAACATTATTAGGAAGATACGAACCATGTAAACAATATGTGGGTGGAATTAAGGCAGCGTATTTCGTGCCATTTGAATTTGCAAACCGCGTTACCAAGAACGGAACGGGTGTTGTGACTTTGATTGACAACGGAACAAATACAACGCCAATTGCAGCCCCATTTTGGGAATTGAAAGGTTTGTCAACCATCGAAACCACCATCACCGCATCACGCGATAATGGAACATCAATGTATGAAACCATCTTTACATTGTCATTTAAGCCAAGTGGCCTTACCGCCGCTACGGGTGATGTTGACATGGATGCGATTCAAACATTGACCAAAGGTAGATGGCAAATCATCGTTTGGGATAGAAACGATCAATTTTGGTTGTTGGGTGAAACTTTGGGTTGTGATGCCAATGGCGGATCAAGTTCATGGGGTGTACAGATGGGCGATGCCCGTTTGAATACCATCACTTTTTCAAGCCAAGAGAAATTACCCCCAGGAATTGTTGATGCCAATTCAGCGGCGAGTATCGCATTGGTGATTACACCAACAATGCCCGTTTAAGTATTAATTATATTTCTATGTTTAAGCCCTCACCATTCGGTGGGGGTTTTTCATTTATAACAAAAATTGTATTTCGCGTTTTATAGGTATGCACATCAATAACGCATCCACCAATATCAATTTCACATCCTTTGTGGAATTTACGGGTGTATCAACGATTGAGGTGTGGCACAAGCCCACCAAAACGATGGTGACGGCCACAAGTACCCCAAGCAAGTTATATTCGTTCTACACGATGAATTTGCCATCATTAACCGCCATCAATGCGGTTGCACAAAACACCGATGAGATATTAATTCGTGTATTCAATGCAAATAATTTGGTGTGGGAGTATTTAGGGTATTGGATTGTGGGAACAACCAACATTAACAACACTTGGAAACAATGGGATACAACGGCCCCCGTTTCACCTAATTGGATAACACTATGAGTTTAGAATTTATACAACTACAATCATACACCGCCCCATCCATCATTGAGCAAAAGAACAAAGATTGGGTGCAATATGGTGACGATAACAATTATTATCAGTATTTGATTGACTTGTATCATGGTTCACCAACCAACAATGCGTGTATCAAGGGTATTGCAGACCAAATTTATGGCAAGGGATTAGAGGTGACAACCACATCGCGCGATTTACCAGGATACATTGAGTTCAAAAGGATGTTTAGTGGGGATGATTTACGGGCGGTAATTATGGATTTGAAGATGTTGGGCCAAGCATCGTTTCAACTTATCAAGTCAAAGGATAAGAAAAAGTATATTCAAGCCAAGCACTTTCCACAACAAACACTTCGCCCCGCCAAGTGCAACGATAAAGGCGAGATTGAAAAGTATTACTACTACCCCGATTGGGCCAATATCAAGCGTGGAACACAACCAACAGAGATACGGGCATGGGGTTACGACCAATCTTCAAACGAATGTATACTAACCATCAAACCATATTCAACGGGTTCGTTTTACTTCGCACCCGTGGACTACCAAGGCGGTACGCAATATGCAAACTTGGAAGCGGAGATATCCAATTTCCACATCAACAACATCATGAATGGTTTGGCACCAAGTATGTTGATAAACTTCAACAATGGGCAACCACCCGCCGAGGTTAAAGATACGGTTGAATCACAAATCAAAGCCAAGTTTGGCGGATCGTCAAATGCGGGTCGTTTTATTATCAGTTGGAACGATGGCAAGGATTCGGCTGCGGATATCACGCCAGTACAATTAAGTGATGCCCACAATCAATATCAATTCCTTAGTTCGGAATCAATGCAAAAGGTTATGATATCGCATCGTGTGGTATCGCCATTGTTATTGGGTATTAAAGACGGAACGGGATTTGGCAATAACGCGGATGAATTAAAGTCGGCATCTATCTTGTTTGACAATGTGGTTATCAGACCTTTCCAACGATTGATTATTGATGCGGTTACCAAGGTATTGAACCACAACGGGTATAACCTTAATATGTATTTCAAGACCTTACAACCCCTTGAATTTACGGATTTGACGGGCAATGTAATTGATGATGAAACACGCGAGGAAGAAACGGGCGTATCGTTGTCATTAAAAAAAAAGATTGATTTAGCGGACATGACCATCGCGGATGAAGATTCGTGGTTGGAACATTTGAAATCCCGTGGGGAAATAATTAACGAAGAGGTGTGGGAACTCATTGATGTAACGGAAGTTACGGATGCGGATGAGGAACTAAGATTTAACATGGCCTATGAAAACCCCAATAAAAAAAGTGGTGATGATAAAGGGGTTTACAAAATCCGTTATCGGTACGGCCCTCATATCGTGGCCGACAATTCAAGGCAGTTTTGTTCTACAATGGTTCAAGAATCCAAAGGGGGAGTAATTTATCGCCGTGAAGATATTTTAACAATGGGGGATGCGGGTGTCAACGGACAATTTGCACCAAGCGGACAAAGTTCATATTCCATTTGGAAATACAAGGGCGGTGTTAATTGCCACCACAGATGGGAACGATTGACATTCAGACGGAAGCAAATCAAGGGTAAATTTTTACCCAAGCAACCAGGCGAAACGGGTGAGAACCGAGATTTAGAAAATTACAACGAAGTATCAAATAAGAGTGCCAACAATGCGGGTGTTCCATTTTCGCCTAGTGGATGGGAAACGGCATCAACAAGGCCAATTGATATGCCAAACAAAGGTTCATTAAAAAACAAATAAGATGTACGCAAACGATGATGTATTATTAATCACCAAGGAGGACATATTCAAATACACCCAATTGAGTGGGAATTTTGATGTGGATAAAATAACCCCATTTATTAAGATAGCCCAGGACATCCAAGTTCAAGAATT